ATGGTGCGGGGGTTGGGGGTGGGGGGATCGCGGACCACGGGTCAGATTGAAGGAAAAGCCCTTATAGAGGTGTAATTCAAAAAAAAGGACTGTACTTTAATATGGTGTCAATTACACCTTTATAGACGTAATGGTTTGTTTTTTTCAATATAATTAATGACTTATCTATTACGTTAGTATTACGTCTAGTATTTAACAGACGTAATGGTGTAATAGGTGTCATTTTCAGATTGATCGCGCGCGGTAAGTTAGTGTCGTTTAAAATTCCCTTTTGTAGATTACACCTCTATAGAAGCGTTGAATTTGACTGTTAACACCCTTACAGAGTACAGTCCCCGCCCTAACACCCTTAGGAGGACCTGATGCCTAAACTCTACGACGAGCCCTGTACGACGCCGGGAATAGTGCCAAAGCAGCACGCCCTGTCAAAGCTTGTGTCGGGACGAATCCAACGCTATCCATTCTCGGGCATGCTAGTCGGGGACTTTCTTGTTCTCATGAGCCCTGAAGACGCGCAGAAGGCCAGAAACGCCCTCAAGACATTCTACCGGGACGCTCGAAGTGTTGGCCGCAAGTTCACAGTAAGGCCGAACCGGGAAGGTGTCTGGATATGCAGGAGGACACTGTGAGCAAACGAATGAAAGAACTATTCAACTCAATCCCTGCAAAGCCCAACAAGATGCAGAAAATGGAGGAGCGTATCAGTAAGCCTGTCAAACCGTTGAAAGACCAGAAGGACGCTGTCACGCCGCAGCAGTGGAAGTTCGTGCAAGAGCTGGTCTCTGGAGATGGACAGGTCACCCTAAGAGAGGCCGCCATCCGAGCAGGCTACGCTGAGAAGCATGCCTCTGCCGAAGCTAATAAACTGACCGATCCAAAATACTTCCCACAGGTCGTCGCCGCGATCCAAGAGTATCGTCGAGAGCTCGCAGAGAAGTACGGCACGAACTTTGACCGGCACATGAGAGATTTGCAGACCATCCGAGACCTTGCCCTTGACGCCGGCAACTACAGCGCAGCTGTGGCTGCAGAGTATCGCCGTGGGCAGGCCATTGGCACGATCTACATCGACCGCAAGGAAATCAGGCATGGAACTATCGACTCGATGAGCAAGGAGGAGGTCAGGCGCAAGCTCGAAGAGATCAAGGCGATGTACGGGCCGCCTCCGCAGACACTGATCGACGTGACGCCCGAGCAGCTCGAGGAGCTGCCCAAGAAAACGATGATTGAGGAGATGCGAGATGGCCAAAGGTCCCGAGAGCCTGCTGTATCAGAAGCTCAGGGAGAGCTTGCCGAACTCGATGATCACGAGGCTGGAGAGCCGGGTGGGGCTGGGGATACCGGACTGCCTGATAGCACTGCCGCCTCGTTGGGCGATGGTGGAGCTGAAGGTAGTGAAGACTGGGAAGAAGGTAAAGTTGAGCCCGCACCAGATAGCGTTCAACCTGAAGCACGGGATGGCGGGCCTGCCGACGTTCATTCTAGTGCTGCACCAGAAGACGACGAGAGCGCCTGACGCCCGCCTGCTGCTTTATCACGGCAGGCAATGCCAAGAGCTGGCCGAGCACGGCCTCGAGGCTGAGCCACTTGACGAGTGGTCCTATCATGCGGTTGACTGGCAGGAGCTGCGAGAGCGGCTAATTAAAACCCCTTGAGAAGTAGTTATTGCCCCGGCGGTCACACGCCGGGCTTTTTTATGCCAACAGTCGGATAATCGATTTTTTGATAAAAAACCAACGGCTTGATCGATTTTTACGATGACGCTAAAAGTTGGCCGATTTCGCTAACAATTAGCGAATTTCGCTAATTGGTTTTTTAACAGAAAACCAACGGCTTGATCGGTTTTTACGATGACGCCAGTATGATGTCTGAGAGCCCGCAGGAGCGGCGCTAAGAAAAAGGCATACCTGCCCTAACCCATGACCACAACGTCGCTCAGGCGGCCTCTGGAGAAACTAGGAAAGGGGCCTCGCCCGGCCGGCCCCCGGGGCGCCCGCGGGCCGCGGCGCGGTCTTCCCGCCCTCCCGGACCGGGGATGGCGGCCCTCGGGGCAGGCCACCCGGACCTCGAGCCATGGGCCACGGACCGGGGCGACCACAAGATGTAGTGTTTTGCGTGGACCACGGGCCTCGGAAACAGCTAAGTGCTTGATTTTAAACGAATCACTATTTCCGGTAATTAATATTACCGGAAATAGCGGGTCCCTTGGTGCCGATTCGGGATTTCGAGCGAACGCTCGTTCGCCGCGTCGAGCGAGCGCTCGCCCGGCGCTGAGCGGCGCAGCTTTAGCCCGATTTCACACAAAATATCTGGCCTGAAACACTTTTGTTCCACGTCAACACATGTTACGGTGGAATTATGAAACTATGTAAATGCGGAAACACTGCTCGTCCAAACCAACGCAATTGTAAAGCCTGTCATGCGGCCAGTATGCGTAAGCACAGGCACAACAATCCTATGACAGATGAACAGCGGCGCAAGGATAACTGCAGAAGCTACGCCCACGTTTACCTACGTAGGGGGAAAATAGAGCGCAAACCCTGTATACAATGCAGTGCACCAAAAGCTGAGATGCACCACCCTGACTATGGCAAGCCCTTGGACATAGTATGGCTGTGCCGGCCATGCCATTTAGCCCTTCATGCGGAAGAAAACCCCGCCGAATCCAAAACCTGACAATGTTTCACGTGTCACATTCTTGCACCCCACCCCCTTTTGTTTGAAAATCAAACCGCCCAAAAATTTTTAGCAAAATTTTTTAAAACGGGTTTTTGTATGGAAGAAGAGTATTCGTATACCCAGCTGATACTTGCAGTGGTTAAATACACTCGGGGGCGCTACACCGTGGATGAAATAAGGGATGTCCTCGCCCTTATCGAAGAATTTGAAGAAGAGGATCAGGAAGCTGCTATACTGAGCATCGTCAAGAAAGAAGACTAGGAACCCTATGCAAACAATTACTGCGCCGGATGACGTCGAGGCAGAACGTCTTCGACTTGAGTATCGACTAGCTCTGCTGGAAGCACAGGACAGCGCCAAGAACACGTTCTTAGGCTTTTCTCGCTATGTGTGGCCCGAGGCAATCCTGTCAAGCCATCACGAGAAGATGGCCGCGGCGTTTGATCGTATTGCCAACGGCACGTTGAAGCGCTTGATCATCAACATGCCCCCTCGACACACCAAGTCAGAGTTCGCGTCGTATCTTCTGCCTGCCTATATCATGGGCCGTCGTCCAAGCACCAAGATCATTCAGGCGACGCACACCGGCGAGCTCGCTGTCCGCTTTGGCCGTAAGGTCCGTAACCTGATGGACCTCGACAAGTACAAGGAGGTTTTCCCTGACGTTGCTCTGAAGGCCGATAGTAAAGCTGCCGGAAGGTGGGACACTAACGAGGGCGGTGAGTATTTTGCCGTGGGCGTCGGGGGCGCAATGACGGGCCGCGGTGCGGATATGTTGATTATCGACGACCCCCACTCTGAGCAGGACGCGGCGTCTCAGCTGGCTCTGGACAACGCGTGGGACTGGTACACCTCTGGCCCTAGAACTCGATTGCAGCCCGGCGGGGCTATTGTTGTTGTGATGACTAGGTGGGGAAGTAAGGACCTAACGGCCCGACTACTCAAAGCTCAAGCTAACAGCAACGCGGACCAGTGGGAGGTTATCGAGTTTCCAGCCCTCTTCGACGAAGGCGAGCCTAATGAGCACGCCCTGTGGCCAAGCTTCTGGGAACTTGACGAGCTCCGTGCGGTCCGTGCATCGATGTCAGTGCAGAAGTGGAACGCCATGTACCAGCAGCGTCCCACCTCTGACGAGGGTGCGATTCTTAAACGAGAGTATTGGCGAATCTGGGACAAGGATTACATGCCTCGTCTCGAGTACATCATTCAATCCTACGATACAGCCTATTCGAAGAAGGAGACAGCGGACTTCTCTGTCATTACGACGTGGGGCGTTTTCTATCCGACCGAGGACCACGGACCAAGCATCTTGCTAATAGACATGCGTAAAGGCCGTTGGGACTTCCCTGAACTCAAACGTATTGCCAAGGACCAATATGACTATTGGCAGCCCGATAACGTATTGATCGAGGCGAAGGCGACAGGTATCACGCTACAACAGGAGTTGCGTAGAATGGGCATCCCTGTCACGATGTATTCACCCGGCGGCCGTCGTGCGGGGCAGGATAAGGTATCGCGCGCCAACTCTGTAGCCCCCATCCTCGAGTCCGGCATGGTCTGGGCACCTGAAACACAGTGGGCGGAGGAGCTCATCGAGGAGTGTGCTGCATTCCCCAATGGCGACAACGACGACTTGGTGGACAGCACTACTCAGGCGTTGATGCGCTTCAGGGCAGGTAACTTCGTGCAGCTGCACGATGACGAGGAAGAAGAAGAGTCGACGGAGGGCCTTGTTCCGGAGTATTATTAGCCCTAAACTAGCAAAACTATATCTCTTTTCGAGGCCGTTCGTATGGCTAATCAATCTGCGCGAGAAATGCTCTCCCGCTTTCCCCTTCGCATGGCTAACGGGGGGTCGGTATATGGCAATGTATCTGCTGAAGGTGGATTTGATCAATCAGAGATAGACTTTGTTACGAATTTAATAAGTACAGGTCAAGTTACCTTCGAAGACGTATCCACTCACTTTGGAGTTCCTTTAGACGTAGTTACTTCTACTTACTTAGACAATGCCCGCTACGGCAAGGACAACCAAACGGCGGCGGACCTGTTGGCTGCTGAGCAGCGCATTCTTGGCGAGATCGCCGAGGACCCTTCTTCGTGGGACCCGGCCAAAGCCTACAACGCCATTTTGGAGTCAGGCGTTACTATTGATGAAGCGTTAGCGGCAGGCGTAAAGCAATCCACTATTGACGCAATCTTCACCTCGGGAGCCCCGCTTCCTGTCACTGCGTTTTCTACCCCTTCTACTGTTCAGTCTGCGTTTGAATCACCTATCTATTCTGGACAGTCTATAGAACAGATTAGAACCAACGCGCAGAACTACGTCGCAGGACTTATGGCGGACGGCGTGATTGACGCAGCAGAGCGCCGTGAAGTTCAGAACATTGCGACAGAGATTGGCGCCACCTTCCAAGACATGTTAGCCGCGGGCGTTGATCCGAGCATCTTGTTCAACGTGCCTGCAAAGCCCATTCCTCCAGTTATTGTTGATCCTTATACTCCTGCTGTAGTCAATCAATTCCCTCAGACACAGCCAGAGTACGTGCCTCCCACGGTTTATCAGCCCATTGACTTTGACCCAAGCGTCTATGCTCCCGGCGAGCCTTCTTTAGATGTTGCGTTCAGGGCAAGCGCGCCACGGACCGAGGTCCTTGATCAGTATGGCAACCTTGTTGGTTTTGACTATGTGCCTGCTGCTAAGTTGCTCTCGGCCACCGGATCAGGATTCAGTTGGACACCGCCTACAGTCACTGGTCGCCCGCGTTCTTTACTATCTACTGATACTTTGGGTCGTTATACCCGAGGCCGAGCAGCGCAGGACCTGCGTCAATTAGTCGGCGGTAACGAGGAAGCCTATCGCGCGTTTGAGCCACTTCTGTCTCAAACAGGCAGTTACGGCGGAGGCCTGTCAAGGTCACAGCTTTTTGCACTGATGCAGCAGCAAGCTTCGCAACAAGCACAGCAGGACGCAGCTAACTACGCACAGTTCGGCACTCGGTTCGGGGCTCGCCCTGCGGGGACCACAGGCTACAGTGAAATAGCAGAATCTTTAGGTGGGTTAAACGATCCGATGACCGTAAGACCGATTGACCTGCGGTACGATCAGTTTGCGGAGGGCGGCGAAGTAAAAAAGCCTGAAGGGTACGCCGACGGCGGAAGCGTGCCCGGAACAGACGTTGATCCACTGCAGCAGCAACTTCTCGAGCTTGACCGGCAGGCCATGGAGCAAGAGCTTCGTGCTAGGCAAGAAGCACCGAGCGCCGAGGACCAAGCAACACGCACTGAAAGCCGCGGCATGTTGGACAGG